TTCATCCTTGGGGTCTGCGTGTTTGACAAAATTAATTGTTTTATTAAATACTGCTCCTAGATTGTATTTATTTTCTATAACGCGAATTCTTTTGTCTTGAGCCTCAAACCTCTTTGCTATTTTAACGGAATCATCTTGACTTGCATCGTCAATAATATACATGCTCCACTCTTTGTAGTTTTGAGAAAGAACACTCTTAATGCATTTTTCTATGAACTGCTCACAGTTAAAACATGTAGTGACAAATACAAACATTGTTCATCTTTTTTTACCTTGCCCCCTATATTTTTTCTTATAGAGCTTACTTTGTTTGTGATTAGAGGTTTTGCTTTTGGCGTGAACTCCCTTATTCCTCTTTTGTTTTTTAAGAGAATACGCTGATGTTTTTTTCTTAGCCATATTAAAGTAAAACGTAGGTTGGAGCGATCTCCTCGATTTCTTCGCAAACACTTTCAATTTCGCGCCTGTTCATTTTTTCAGTAAACTGTTTCAGTTTGCTTACTTCCCAACAAAACCTCTGGTATTCGTGACTTTGGGTTATCTTTTGCTTGGTTTTACAATCGTAAATAAAACCATCTAAGACTTCATATCTTGTAGGGTCAATGCATTTTTCGATTGGGTCAAAAACAGAGTGACCTACAACGTAATTAAAGATGTCGTGACGACTAACCTTAATGTTAACTTTCTCCATCTCCCTATTATAATAGGAAGGTAAAGTTAATCTACAGAATTCTTATTCTACTACGAATTTTTGAAACGTGGCGTTTCTTTTCTAGCACTGATCCACCCTCCCTGCTCCCAGCACCATTAGTATTACCTTCAATGGTGACTACATAACCGCTTGAATCTACGTCTTTTACCGCGATTCCAATATGAGAAAAAGTAAACACAACAATATCGCCAGCTTTAATATCTTCGTTTGTGGGTTTACGCAGTTCTATTCCTCTATTTGATTCTTGTTTAGCCCAGTTTTCAAAGTCCCACGCTCCTGCGGTTCTGGGGCGCTTAAAGGATACTTCCTCTCCCTCTATAGCTTCCCTGACTAACCAGCAAATAAAAGCGGCACACCAAGGCCAACCCTTTTCAGCATCGAGCCATGTAGCCGCCTTGTATTCATCAACTCTTGGCCCACAATTACTACCATCCACCTCGGATACTCCTATTTCTTCTCTTGCTAATGAAACCATTTTTTCAGGAATACTTCCCTTTGGAGCAGCAGTTTCCTTGGTAGATAGTTTAGCTAAAATAGCATTCCATGTCACAGGACCATCTGCACCATCCGCAGAAACTCCCAAAATCTTTTGGACTGCTCTAACTACCTCTTTTTTTCCTTTAAAATTCATCTACACCTCCTACTAAATGATGCACATATTGACATTACAACCGATAAAACAATAGCTAGAATCATAAAGTCTCTAAAATTATGTATTCTTTCATGTAATTCCTCAGACTTTCTTTCATTATAATACATCTTAGTATCCATAATGTTATTGATAGCCTCGATAGTTGGATCGGTCATCGTATACATGTGAGGAATCGAAGCTTTAATGCTATCAACGTCTTCTTTGTTTCCCCACTCAATCAATTGACTAACATAAGAACTTATTTTCTTTTCTTGCCCGAAAACAAAATCTGCATACTCAGTCTCGTCGGGGGTAATATCTTTCTTGTATCCCTCTAGGTATTCATCTTTATTTGCGCTTTCCTCCTCTAGAACTTCAACCATTTCACTAGGAGATATAATACCATGGGAAGTTTTTATGACAGAATCTACAATGATGACACCATACCAATCAAAGCACATTCCGATCTCCATGATAGATGACTCCGATTGACGAGCATTTTCTGCTAGTGTGTTATTTATATCCTCTGTGAGAGTAGCACCTCTCCAGCCAAAAATTAAACAAATTGCAGCTAGGCAATAAACAATAAACTTAGGTCTCATTTTTTAATAAATTTTTCTGGGTTCTTGGCGAATTTTTCCCCTAATCGCACGATACCGCTAATTACTTCTGGGCTAATTACACCAATGATTCCATAAGTGATCGCTTTTGTTAGTGAGGATACGTCTGTTTGTTCTAATACAAACCAAGCAATTCCAGCGGCTATAGCCGCCGTAAGCACTCTTTTAAATTGTTGTTTTAATGAAAGACCACTATTCCCCGATAATAGCCTTGCAAACATTGCTGCTGCACCCACCAAAGGCACAAGCCAGCCCCCGTTTAAAAACTCTTTTAAAATAGATTTTTCAGGTTCCATGTTTATTTATTTACACGGGATACAAAAAAAGCCCCCCTTGCGGGAGGCTTTTATTTTACTTTTTTAAAAACGTAGAGTTATTAGAATTTGTATGAAACTCCTGCTCCAATCGACCACTCATTATCTAAGCTGTATGCGCTAGAAGAATCAAGATCGTTATCGTTATAACCTCCTTTTACAAAAACAGAAGCCGCTTCAGTGATTTTGTAAGAGGCCGCTAAGCCAGCTTCAAAAGCTGTATATTCATCAGCAAGATTAAGTCCAGCAAAAGGTGTCAATACTAAACCGTCTACTGGAGTGTCAATATCGCGAGAAAGAATAAACTCTACTCCATATGCACCGCCAGAACCACCGCCTACTTCATGCCATAGAGTAGCTGTAAGATCTGCAAGGGCGTGACTGTAAGTAAGGCTTGCTCCGACTTCATCCCAACCACCAAAGGAAGAATCAATCCTTTGGAAGTAGAAGTCAGCTTCAAGGTCTTGACCTAAAAGACTAATACCTCTGGAATAAGACAAGGAAATGTCTTGTTCATAGCCTCCGTCAACATCGAAAATGTCAATGCCAACTGAAGCAGTCCCTCCCGCTTTTACTGGAGCAGAGAGTGTGAGAGAATAGCTAAATGCGTCATCTCTGATTCCGACTCCTCCACTAGTGGAAAGAGTGCTGTATGAAACACCACCTTCTACAGAGACATCTGCGAGAGTGGTGGCTTTAACTGCGCCAACCATAGCAGCGCCCATCAGTAGTGTTGTAAGAATTAATTTCTTCATATTTGTCTATTATTACAGTTTTTTCATCTTTGTCAACTCAATTTTACACATTCTATGTCATAAAAGTCAAAAATCTCTAAAGCCTTCATGTCTCGTTCATATTCCTGCTCATAAACTACTCTAGGAATGCCATAAGAAGCTATTAAAGTCGCGCAAGAAGCGCAAGGAAGCAGGGTGACTGCGAGTAAGTCCACTTCTCCACGTTTAACCAGACTAAGGCAATTAGCTTCTGCATGAATCATAAAGGGTCTTCTTTTTTCTCTATCCACCCAAAAGGATTCATCTACTTTTTTGCCCGCACCTAACCCATTATAACCTACAGCTAGCACCATATTATGCTTATTTAAAGCACAAGCTCCAACCTGCATATATGGGTCTTCACTGCGTTGCGAGGCCGCTTTAGCTAAATCTAAAGCGTATCTCTCCCAAGGTATACGCTCACTAGGCGGGTCACGATAAAGTTTTATTGCCATCTTCCAGGTCTACGCGAGGCAACGGGTCGATTAAATTTTTTCGTTATTTGGAATAAATTTCTCTTTCGAGTCGCCTATAGCGAGCATCAGAGTGCCACACCTCATCAGTTTGTGGTGTGTAAATACCATCTTTTGTTTCAATCGCCTTGTTCTTCATTAGTCTGAGCGTAGAAGGCTGATATATGTTCAAATTGTTTACGCTCAAAGTTGAGTCGCTTACGCAAGATGTCAGCGTAATCAGCAGCCCCGCTATCCCCGCTCTGCCTAAGTTCTTCAATCGCATGGATGGTTTCATCTTGTCTCTCATGGTGTTCAGTATAGAGGTCATAATAGAATTTTTTATTTTTTAAGCTTAACCAGAGTTCTATTGATTTTAAAACAGATTTTATTAAAGAGAACATTTTTTACTTTTCCTACAGTTAAAGATTTCAGTTTCGATTCCGCTCTCAGAAACCTCGTTGACAGAACCACTAATAGTTTTAGCGCAATCAATGGCCCACTCCAATGCACCTTTAAGGGTCGCACTGTATGAGTGGTGGTATTCTCCTTTTTTATTGTAAACTCTGTAAAGAGTGGCTTTACTTTTCATTTTGGGGTATGAATTCAAGTGCAATCCTGCCTACGTTTTGCTCATTATCGGACAGGAACCCGTGAATTAAAACACGATCCGATAAAAAGTCAACACTTTTTTCATCAAAAAGATATTTTTTACCGTTAAAGGACAACTCTTTAACTGAATTGGCATAAGATTCCGTTAAGGAAGCTTTCTGCCCCATTAGATATTCTGTTGTTGTATTTGTCCCTACTACTTTAAACTGAGCATTCATTCTATTAGATTTACACCAAACCACTGTATTTGGTGGGTCATTAAATATAATTGCTCTCTTATCGTATCTTTCAATCCATTTTTTATAAGATTTAACTTTATGTTTGCGTCGAATTTCGCTTTTTAAATAATTTTTATTGTGATCTTTGAGGGCTTTATCGAATATGCGGTGCGCTGAATTGATTAAATCCGTGCTCGTAAAGTGTTTTCTAACCCCGAAAATAAAAGTTACATCAAAAAAAGATTCTTGTTCCTTGAGAAAAATGGCACATTTTATATTCTGGTCTTCCTCTGCCACATAAACATGGCAATCTTTACAATAAAAAGAAAACAGATCCTCTATTTTTTTTCTTTTTAAACGAGGAGAACGAATATTCCCAAGGTCGTAGGGTTGAGAGGTTATAAAAAAATTCCAGAAAGCCTCCCATAACCGCGAGTCTTGCTCTTTTGCCTGTGTAATTTTCACATCTTTATTATATTATATTAATAATAAAGTGTAAATCTAAACATGGCGGAAGAAGGAAAAAATAAAGTAGCAAAGAGCTTGTTGGACATGCAGCCAACAGCGATCTTGGAATTATTTAGAGTTTTTCCTGATAGGATCAACAAGCCTACTTTGTTCCTTGGTTTTCACGGAGGCGCAAATTTTAACAAATCAATTGTTTGGCAGGGAGTTAAGTATTTACCCATAGCCATGGAGGGGGAAGGTTTTGATGTCTTAGGGGATGGTAAATTGCCTCGACCCAAAATAAGAATAGCTAATAAAAATAATCTTATTACTAACTTCCTTCAAAATTACAAAGATTTAATTCATGCCAAGGTAATTAGGAAAAAAGTTCAGGTTAAATTCTTAGATGATGTAAACTTTGATGGAGGAAACCCTTTTGGTATATCCGATCCAAAAGCAGAATTAGGCAATGAAACTTGGTTAATGGGTCGCAAAACTCAAGAGTCTAAAATATTTGTTGAGTTTGAGTTAAACTCTCCACTAGACCTAGAAAATTTTAGTGTGAATTCTAGAGGTGTCGTCGCTAAATATTGCCCTTGGCAATACCGTGGAGAGGGTTGCAGATATCAAGGACTGCCGATTGAAAAAGATGATGGGTCTCCCTTTCTGGACTCTGAAGGTAAATTAATCGTGCCTGATTATCCTAGCCCACAATCTGCGGGTGCTCCTACTTTTGACTCTCCCGTTGATTTCTTTTTTGATGAATCTGCGGCGTGGGACAGTCAAACCGCTTACCCGAAAAGCGGAATTGTATGGGTTGCTAGTCCCAGTATCACGATTAGACCATTGGGATCTACAGATATAAATGAAAGCGGAGTGCCTCTGAAGACCGTTTATATTTCTACGGTAGATAATAATTCAGGGAATGCCCCTCAAGATAACCCTAGTTTTTGGTTAAAAGATGGTTGCAGTAAAAAGTTTAACGCTTGTCAAAAGAGATTTACTAGTAACTCGGATCTCATAATGGTAGCTGGAGACCCAGAACAGAGAACAGTTAATGCAGTTAAAATTTCAGGCGCAGCTAGCCCTGAAAGTGCAAATGTCCCTAATTTTACAGGATTATTTCATACTACAGTTGAACAAATAACAGGGGCATTAGACCCAAGAAAGGAATGGACTGTGATGGGTTGGGTCAACGTTCAATCCACTTCAGCAAAGGGAGCGGGTATTTTTAGCACCTCTCAAAAAGACGATGGGTCATGGCCAAATAGTAGATTTGTAAACATTGGGGTAGATACCACAAATAGAGGGGCTAGTTTGGTAGGCCACAAGACTACTAAAGTTACCGCTGATCATGTTGGCTACTTGTTAAATAAAACAGATTCAAGTTCAAGCCTCAATGCTTACAGGTCAACATACCTTAATGAAACACAGCCTACAGTGCAGGGTAGTAACTTATCTTGGTATCAGTATATTATCACCCACCAAACAGGAACTGCCACTTTTGCTAATCCAGATGTTCCTGCTCACGAACAGGAAACCTTAATAAATTTTTATGTAAACGGAAATAATCTTTTTGATGGTAAAGGAAATGATGATGCTCGTTTTGCTAACAATCTAGGAAATTTCGCTAGTTATGCTGAAAGAACGGGAATGACTTGGGATGGTGGTAAAAAAGCGTTACCAGAAACTTTTATGTTGGGTGCTGTAGAATATTATACCACTTCAAATGGTTATGAAAACAATGAAGATCTTCATACCAGTTCAATGAATGGAAAGTTATTAACATGGGCAGTATGGAATAGGAGCTTAAATGAGTTAGAAAGAACTTACCTGCGAAAACCTATCATGACACCCGCCGAAATGACTAACGATAACTGGGCGCAGCCACAAGAAGTTCCCAGACTTTATGAAGATTGCACTGGGCAATTCTCCACATTAACAGGGGGAACGGGAGATGGATTGGGAACTGGACATCAACCTTTATCTTATGGTCATCACTCGTTGGTTGCATGGTGGGATGCGACAACGGGTTTTATTGGTGATCCCGCTGATGATGTGACGGGAATGTTGGATATTCATACAGGAGGCTTCCACCTAACAGGAAGCGGTAATTTTACGGGAGAATCCTTAACATATGTAGAAGGGACTACAATGAGAGTGCCTAACCCCACACCCAGAAACCCAAGATATGGAGGATTCCCAGGAACTGATGGATTTGGATATGGAAGAAACGTTCAATACTAGAGTTAAAAAACCTGAGGAAGCTCTCAAGTTGATTAAGGAAATTTCTCACGCAAATTTCAAAAGGGAAATTTGTGGTTTTATAGGGTCTGACCGAGACACAGGTGAATATATTGTGCAGCAGGAGGAAAATATTGCTCCCGACCCATCATCTCACTTCCTCATAAACCCCCTTAACTATTTATTGTTTAAGGATACTTATGATATGGTTGCCATATTTCATAGTCACATTTTAGGAGACGAGAGTGAATCTGAATTTGATGTGAAGATGGCTAATAATTGTTGCCAAGCATTTTTAATATATGGCATAAACACAAAAAAAATAAATATTTATAGCCCCAAAAACATAGAAGGGAATGTAAAAGTATTAGAGAGGATTAAGGAACTAGTATGACATTAATAAGATTACATGGAATTTTGGCCCAAGAGTATGGGAATACTTTCTGTTTTGCAGTTGGCAATCCAAGAAATGTGCTTGAAGCAATTGACTGTAATCGTTCTGGATTTAAATCGAGACTCATAGAACTTCATCAGGAAGGATTCAGCTATGATATAATTATTGATAAAAAAAGAATCAGTGAAAAGAACGAGATGGACAACATGTGCGACCCTGAAACCATTGATTTGGTCCCAGCCATTTCGGGAAGCGGGCCTATCGTTGGAGCTATATTTACACTTTTAGGGGGGACTGGTTTCTGGGCAACTGTTGCTAAAGCTGTATTATTTGCAGCTATTAGTTATGCCTTAACACCCAAGCCTGATCAACAACAGGTAGAAATAACCGCTAAGGCGGGGAAAGAATCTTTAATTTTTAGTAATAGGGCTAACGTTGCCAGTCAGGGCGCACCTGTTCCGCTAGGCTATGGAAGATTGAAAGTTGGCTCGCAAGTGGTTCAAGCAACAATTAAATCTTTCCCACAAAGTCAGAAGACTAGACATGCTCTTAATCCTCACGATGAAAGTATTGCAGGGGAGGCAATTAATACTAATAAAGTAGCTGATAGGTTTAATCTTAACGTATCATGAATCATATTTTAAAGAGAATCAGTATTGCAGGAGCTAAAAAGGCAGATAAGCCTAAGCCTCCAATTTACAAACCTCCCGTGATGGGAGAGTTGCAATACGGTGCTTCTTTTAGTTATTCTGAAACTTTAGACTTGGTAAGTGATGGACCTATTGAGGGGATCTGTAATAATTTTGGGGTTGTTCAACGTGGTAGAGGGATTCTTCAAGGAATCTATTTGGATGATACACCTGTTGCTGTTTCAGTTGATAACGCTCCTCGCGTAGCAGAAGATTTACCTGAAGGGCAAGTTCAAACATTAGAAATAAAACCAGCTACTCTTACAGTTGGAAATAACTCTGGCGCTAAATGTATGCGTAAATACTTTCAAGCGATTAACCAGCAGCGATATCGTAGTAGAGATGGTCTTATTACCGACTTAAAAAAGAATGGCACTAGAGGACCAATTCAACAAGGAGAATATCCTTTCCTTCCACATGTTAGTATGTGGATGCTCAGGTGGAGAAAAAGTAGTAGGCAATGTAGAGATAAAGGGCCAAGAGATAAGGCCCATTACGCTATTTATATAAGAGCTTATGTTAAATATTATGGCTCATCGGATAAAAGATTTTATTGGTATTTAAATGGAAATCAAAGAACAGATCAAGGAAGCAGCCAAAATAATGCGGTCTACAGGAACTCTCATAAAAGTCAAGATAGACTCACTCACCTTTACTGGACAAACGAGAGAGGCTTAAGCAATTCATCTTTTTTCTTTGGTTTTGGCCATCGTTCTGGTGGAGGATATTTCTCCAAGCAATTATTTAAAAAGAGTTCTGATGCTTCTGAATTATTGGTGCGTCCACAGATTCAAAAGATAATGCAGTTGTGGAATGATAATGGCCCAAGTAATCCTGAAGGTAATAGATTCCAAAGAGACTTGGCGGCGCAAGCCTTGAGCGATTTAAATTGGAATGGAAGTCAAATGAACCCAGGAACGGGTGCTGCTGGTAATGGACTTCTCCACAACTGGTTAGAGAAAAGCAACAGAAGAAAGGCTCACGCCGTTATTCTTCTTGACGAGGTTAATCCTGATTTAGTCGGTAAAACTGTTCTAGAAGATGGAGAGGTTGCCCCCATGAGAACTTATCCCTATGGAGGCAATCATGGTTGGAGTTTAGAGAACAAAATGAGAGCCGCAGGACTCAGAACTGCATCTGTAACCTGCCCAGAAGTAGATTCCAATGGCATAATGACAGGAAAAATGTTTGGTTTTCTTGTTTTCCAACTTACCACTTCATGGAAGAAAGTCAAAAGGATAAGTTGTAGTAATTATCGGGGGGAAGCTTTTCGCGCTTATACTGTATGTATAATGAAAAAAGAAAAGGACGTTCTTAAGGATATAAGTTCATTAAAATATTCTAAAGTTATTCCTGATGATATTCCCCAAGAAGTTAATGAGTTTGAAATTGTTGATCAAAAATATAATTTTAGTAACGTCTTAGCTGAAGTTAGAACGGGGGAAGAAGATCAACAGCCATTTAAATTTTTTAAACAGGTTTTTATAGATCATGTTTATAACCAAGAATTATTTGGACCCTTTTCTTCCAAAGCCAAGATCTATCCACAAAGGATCAATGATAACCGAGATATGCTTACTAAAAGCAAGGTTCTCAGTAAAGGAGCTTCCAACTATAATATTGATGTAGATTCCAAAGGTCTTCCCATTAATGAGGGTAGTGATGATGAAAGGCTAGACTCTAGGGATAATATCAGAGATTATTCATCGTGGGGAAAGAACTCCTTAATTAGATGGGATGAAAGAGCACTACCCGTAACCCACACTGTTTACAATCCCAATGTGACTAAGTGTTTTCTTACTCTACAAATTAATCAACTTGGTGACACCCTAGTTAGAGATGTAGATAACGTTCGTGCCGAGGGTGATGAAGATTTAAAAATAGGAACTAAATTTCCCACTGTCGTTAATATACAAGTGGAGGTAGGAAGATTTTTAAAAGATTTTAATGGAGGAGGCACTAGAGGGGGGCAAGTTGTTACCGATACTTATACTTATAGAATAGTAGCCTTAGTCGAATCAACGACTCTTATAGATATAGGAAATCCCGATTATAAATCAGAAGGTAGTGGTTCCGAATATGTTCTAAACTTACATAGCACTGATCCACGGGCTGGTAAATTAAATATTCCTTTTACATTACCCAAGGCAAGAATCTTTAATAACGATGTCCTAACAGAAGATGGGGAAAGAGGAATCGAGGCAGGAACTATTGATGAAGATAGTGTAGAAGAAAGGTTTGTAAGAATAACTAAGCTATCATATGAGACTAATTCTGTTTTATTAGCCAAAGAAGTTTTAGTTAATAAGGTTACAGAAATTATTGAATGTGATTTGCCCTATCCTTTCTCAGCTATTATAGGAACTAAGTTAGACTCTAGAGCATTTTCAGCTATTCCCTCTAGAAGTTTTGATTGCAAACTAAAAAAAGTAAGAGTTCCTAGCAACTATAACCCCACCATAAACGGCATCGACAAAAGATATTGGGATAGGGTAGGAAAAAAATCAGAAGGGACAAATAACGCTCAAAAAGGTTCTTTTTATTGGACAAAAGCAGCCATCGAAGAGGGTCGTAGTGACGTAGACCCAGAAGCCCTTCTGGTTTATGAAGGAGATTGGGACGGTTCCTTTAAAGAAGAGCTAGAGTGGACAGACAACCCAGCGTGGATTCTCTACGACCTACTAGTAAGTCAGCGATATGGAATGGGAACCCATATTGATGTAGACAGCATTAATAAGTGGCAACTATATAAGATAGGAAGGTTTTGCGATGCTGTAGATGAAAATGGATATTTTGAGGGAGTAACAGATGGAAGGGGTGGTAGAGAGCCAAGATTTTCTTGTAACATTGTTTTTGATCAAGGTCAGAAAATTTATGACGCTATTAACACTATTGCTGGTATTTTTAGAGGTAGAGCCTTCTTTGGTAATTCAGAAATAAATTTTGTAGACGATAGACCTAGAAGACCTGTTAATCTTTTCACTAATGAGTCAGTTAAGGATGGTTTATTCTTTTATTCTAATAATAGAAGAGATGAACAATTTAATACAATTGAGGTTGGCTATAGGGATCGCTTCGATAATTTCGCACCTAAGGTAGAAGTTATAGAAGACGAGGAGAACATTAGGGAAAGGGGCGTATTTAAAAAGAAGATAGAGGGAGTGGGGATAACTTCACGGGCAATGGCCCGAAGAGTCGGTCAGCACCAAATTTTTTCTTCTATTAAAGAAAATCAAACGGTTGCATTTACAGCAGGGCTTGAGAGTCTTTTATGTCAGCCTGGAGATTTAATTGTAGTAGAGGATGAATTAAAAACAAATAAAGCTAATTTTGGAAAAATCCTAGACGTAAATATTGATAAGCAGGAAATAAGAATGAGTAACACTTTTGTTGCTGATGACATGACTGCGAAGGTTACTCTTTACCATCCTACAGGAGTTGACACTATTGAGGACATAGATATTTTAGGTAGCGCAAAAAGACAACGCTATCAATCATTCACTATAACAGGTAATCCTAATACTGCTCCTTGGGCTGGATTTACAGGATACTATAGTTTTTCTGGTTATCTTAAAGGATACCCTGATATTGTTGACGAAAATGATAATAGATATGAGCAATATGCAGCCTATACAGGACTAACAACAGGAATTAATAGTGTTGAAAGGATAACTACTCTTTATTATGAGACTGGAGCTTCTGGCTGGATGTTTGGCTCAGGAGAAGCTGTCAAATTAAAATCGGGAAGCTTTATCTCAGAACTGACAGGAGATCAAAGTCTAAACGCAATGGGAACTGGGTTTTTGCTTCCTGTTGATATGACAGAAGCAGACAAAAGAGATTCTTCTGCATCTCTGTCTCCCTTCTCTGGCTTCGCTGTCGCAGGAGATGATGACAGGAATAGAGATAGTTTCGTCGGCCCATATAGGGGAGCAATGGATAGCGAGATTTCAGGATCAGCGCCCGAACAAATAACTGTATTAAATGTCACAGGAAATGTGATAAACAAAACTTATGGCTGTTTGGTTTCAGGGGTAGATAAACCTGAGATATTGCCATTCGTTAAACTGGGCAGTCCTGCTAAGTTTGAAATTACTGATGCCAGTCCCTTTATTTACAAGGTTATAGGATTAAAAGAAGAGAATCCCAACGAATATTTAGTTACTGCCACTAAATACACTACTGGTAAATTTAATTTAATTGAAAAAAATATAAGTATTGAGGACAAGAAAAATACTTTCAGTTACCAAGTGGCTCAAGAAGTTAATGGCATCACATATCAGACTCTTGACGCACCAGTTATAGGCTCACTTACTACAGGTGTTCCTGATCCAGTAACTGATACCTTCACGGTCACGGGTATGTGGACCGCAATAGACAATACTACGGGCTACAACGTCAGACTTACATTGCCAAATGGTGATATAGAGGAAGCAACAAACCCAAATACTCTAACTGGCCATGCCTTTACAGGTATGAATCAGGTCGGTGTATTTAATTGGTGTGTTAACTCTCTTGGAAACAAGGGCGGTGAGGCTAATGTAAATGCTTATTTCGATTCTGACTATGTATGCTCAGGTATATTTATTGTATACGAGGAGCTTTTCACATTTAGCCGAGCGTTTCTTAACCAAATAACTATATTATGATCCCAACAGGCTATACAGTTTTACAAATTTCCAAGGACAAAGGAGCAGCCGTATTCCTAAGTGATGGTTATTATCATGCAACTGGAGCTACTGGGGCGGGTGGTTATTTAGCTTCTTCAGGAACCGCTAATAATTGGAATAGTGTTAGCTTTCTTAACCTTGTTTGGGCTGATCCAAATGCCCCTACAGTCGGAGGAGGTCCATTCCCAGAAAGTATTACTCTCACTGGACAAGTTGACGGAGCGGTTTCTGGTCTTTCGGTTGTAATCGGAGGAACCACTCCTAATGGTGACTTAAGGTTAGAGCCTACAGGATGGGCCGCTTTTGGTAATATAGCCGAAGAAACTTCGGCTACGGGAATTAGTGGCTACGAGTTTTTAAAGGGAGTTACTTATAGCGGTGCTTGCTATGCTGTTTATGAGGGTGCGGGTCAATCATGGACGGGTAAAGTCGGAGTTGGAACAAGTGGCCCAGATATCGCTACTTCTGGTTACTATCAGGGTTCTTTCACAACCCACGAAATTTTTGAATTTGAGCCAGAATATCAAGTTGATACTGGAGACCTACTTGCAATAGAAACTGGTAGCGGAGTTTATTTAGAGGAAAACCTAGATATAACATTTGGAATTACCGACCCTTTTGGACAAGAGCTTGAAAATGCTGCTGAAATTGCTGCTAATCCTTTTGTAAGTGGGCAAAGAATTAGTCTTTTAGATGAAAACGGTAATATGGTTTTTCCAAATTGGAGAAATTATGGAGACTCACAGCTTAGTATTGGTAAAAGAGATAGAGATGACGCTGGTTTAGGACAGAACTTTGGAGCATTATTTGAAACTGTTAGTTATGATGGAAAGATAAACAGAAACGAATATAACTGGAAAGCTAACAAGCTACAAGCGCCCCATACCGTATATGTTACAAGTAGTGGGGGAGTTAAAAAGAACCAAGCGGTAGAATCTCCCAACGCCGTTTACCCGACTGGAAAAACTGGAGACATTACCAATCTAGCTGATCGAAAAGAAGCCCTTAGATATACAAACAACCAACCTGTTCTTGACTCATTGGGAAAAGAATTGACTGGTTCATCGGGTTACATAGAATTTGGATTAGCATTTGACAATGACCCCACTTATACCCGCTATGGAAATATTACTCTAGCGGCAGGTCCAGAAGAAGATTTTAAAATTGATGAGGGGAGTATTGTCTTGTCAATACCTCTTGAGCAATCAAGAGAGCAAATTATTAGAGTGGGTGCGGGAGATGGTATTCCTGCTGATACTGGACAACACTATAAATTGCTGGTGGATAATCCGTTTGGACCAGCACCAGTGTTTATTAATTGTGGTTTCGCTGTTTTAGCTGAACTTCCTAGACCTCAAGAATTATTTCTTCCTGCTTGGGGTAATGCCGACCTAGATGGAAACATTGTGGTTAAGGGTGAGAATGCGGGTTATGTAACAGCAAATTGCCTAGAGGTGGGACCAGAGGATTACGATTATCCATATACAATAAAAACCGCTGATGGTCATGTAGGTATTGGAATCTCTACACCACTTCAAGCAGGAGCAAAATTAAGTGTTAACGGAAGAGCAGTTGGAGCGGGGGTTGGAGGTAGATTGACTGGTCCTAGTGATTTACCTTATATGCTGTCTGGAGATGCTGCGGGAACAGAATCTGATACTCTCCAAACAGTTACTGATAGAGGCAATACAACCACAACTGATGTTGGTATAGGAATTAGCACTACCCCAACCAATAAATTAGATGTGGCGGGTGCGGTAGGAATAGGGAGTAGTTATGCGGGATCTGCCACAGCCCCATCTAACGGTTTATTGGTAGAAGGAAATGTAGGAATAGGAAGCTCACTTGGTATAGGATTCTCAACTTCTCCTAATGCTCAACTTCATGTTAGTGCCGATGCGGGTGCTCCTACTTTTAGGTTATCAAGAGCGGCAACGGCTCAAATCTGGGAGCAAACAATAGACTCCTCTAACCGCTGGCATTTACGAGAAGCCGCTTCAGAAGGTGGCACTCAGTATACTAGACTCCAAATAGATGACGATGGAGAAACTTTAATTGCCCCCAATGGGGGTAATGTAGGTATAGGATTTAGCTCTACCCCAAACAATCAATTAGATGTGGCGGGTGGAGTAGGAATAGGGAGCACTTACGCAGGGGCTACCTTGGCCCCATCTAACGGTTTATTGGTAGAGGGAAACGTAGGAATAGGAATCACAGAAGTTACTGCTCAAAAACTTTATGTTAAAGGAAATTCTGTAGAAGTAGAGTTAGCTACTAGTGATGGATATTCAATTAAATCTCCTCAAAAAGCTATAATAGCGGGAGTAGGAATCGGAACCATTTCTTCAACAGGATCAATGATCGCTGGGGGATCAGGTCACCACATCAGTGGAGATTATGATACTATTGCTGGAGGAACACTTAATAACATATCAGGAGGTGACTTTAACTTTATCGGAGGCGGTTCACAGATCGACCTCACGGGTTCAGAATATTCCTCAAGTATCGGAGGAAAGAATAATGATATTTTTTATTCTGACTATGCCATAATTGGAGGTGGTCGAAATAACAAAATACAAAGTGCTACAGTTGCTTTTATCGGAGGTGGCAGTAGCAACGAAATACACGATGGAGTTTCAGCTATAGCTGGTGGTGTATCCAACCTGATTTCAGGAGGTAATGGTTACTCTTTTGTTGGAGGTGGAGAAGAGAACATGGTTTATGGAACGTTTAGTTCTATATTGGGGGGAGAGGGAAATAAAGTTTACGGAAATGATGCCGTTACTCTTGGTGGATGGTTCAGTGAATCAACGGGAAAATTTGCGCTTGTTGGCCCAGGAAGAGCTTCAAAGGTAAGCGGAGACTATGCTGTTGGTTTAGGAAATAAAGTAGAGATACCAATAGCTCACACTGGAGCGACAGTTTTAGCAGACGGGCAAGATAGAGTCCATGCTTCTAGCGGAATGCATACTGCTACTTTAGATTTCGCTAGTGGTGTTTATGTTCCTACGATTGGATATTTTGGAGAAGGACTGCATGTAAGTGGTGTTCCAGTTTTAACTGGTGAGAATAACCCAGCAGAAGCTGATACTTTACAAACAGTTACAGCTAGAGGCAACACCACTACGACTTCTATAAATTCTACTGGCCCACACATCTCTGGGGGGACGGGAATATTTATGGAGAAGTTGTCTGTAGGAACAGCCTATTCCAACTACAACGCGACCATTAAGGGAACCTTGCAGGTCAAGGATGTCGGGGCGACTTATGATGGCCTCTTGTTTACATCCAATGTAGGGGGTGAGGGAAGAATCATGGCCACTAACACTGACCATGGAACCACTCACCCACTATGGCTGGGAGGTGAATATCTTAAATTTACCGTTAAGACTGGCACTGAGGTTGAGGCGATGCGGCTTGTTCAAGACTCAGACGGAAGTGGTAGGCTTGGTATAAACACAACTGACCCTGACTATATCCTCGATGTTCATACAGCGAAAGCTGATCAAGGAATAAGGCTCTATACTACTCCAAACAGTAGACCAGCCGCTGAATTACTTGTAGATAGCCCAACCAATGGGAATGCAGATTTTAGGCTATACCACGGGACAGCCATCAATACAAGAATCACTAGTAACGCAGGGAACCCCACTTATTTCAATGCGGGAGATGTGGGAATTGGAACAAATACTCCCCTCGCAACTTTAGACGTAAGGGGTAATATCTCTGGTTCGGGCAGTTTCTTGGGAACGGGTGTTGGTAATCGTATCACCAACAACGGTGTCCCTTATCTTCTCTCTGGCGATTCTCCTGCGGAGACACAAACTCTTCAAGATGTTTGTGATAATGGCAACACAACCACCACTGCGGTTAATATTACTGGAGCTATAACTGTAGCTAATAATATATTTAAAAATGTAGAAAATTCATTTTTAGGTCTTTATGGAGGATCAGATACACTCACAAATGATGGCTTTATTAAGATTTATGGCAACTCAAGCAATTGGGGAAAAGTCCAAACTAATATAGGATACGATGCCACAAACAGTAAGGCTCATTGGACATTAAATAATACCACAGAGTTAATGACTCTGAAGGGCGATGGCTCTTTAGGTGTAGGCACAACTTCTATTTCCAATAAATTAGATGTAGCGGGAAGTATAGGGATAGGTGCTAGTTACGCTGGCAATAGTGCTCCAAGCAATGGAGCAATTATTGAAGGTAATGTCGGGATTGGGACAAGCTCTGTTTCTAACACGCTTGATGCGGCAGGAGCCATAGCGATTGGATCTAGCTTTGCTGGAAGCTCTGCACCATCTAACGGGGCAATAATTGAAGGTAATGTAGGTATCGGAACAACCTCTCCCGCCAGCACCGCTGGCTCAGACAGCTTCCTTGAAGTTTATGGAGCTACAGATGCTGGATTAGTTATCTCTAGTAATAATGGTGAGTG